CATGGGTGCGTCTGGGAGGACGGTCATGGCGACGGCGTTGATGGCGTTGTTGACAATAAACGGCGTCTTGGGGGTGTTGGTAAACAGCGCACCATCCGCAGCATTTCGCAAAGCGATCTGCGGATACTTTCTGTCAAATCCTTGGTTGGCTATCCTGATGATGTCGCTGCTGTCTTTGGGAAAGTCTACTGGATTATAACCGGCGCTGGTTCCAAGGGCCATGACGCCGTTGAGCATTGATAGAGCGCTGGGGTTTCCGTAGATTGCGTAGTTTTGAGCATTAGAAACAAAACGCATCCACATGGGACGCCCAGGTTCAGTTAGGTCGTAGATGTTAACGTTCGCATTTTCCGCCACAATAGCCGCGAGCTTCGGGAACTCTGCCTTGTTGCCACGGAAGATTTCGGAGGTGGAGCCTTCGGTGGTCTTGGCTTCGTATGATGTTGCGGTGGAGCCGTATTCGAGCTGCGCGCCATAAACGAAAATGCCCTTACCCGTTCCAGTATTGCCCGGGTTGGCTTGACCAGGATCTGCTTCAAGTACATAAAGCTGCACGTTACAGTTGGTGCCGCCGGTAATCGCAGTGAGTGTGCAGCGATGCCAGCCTCCTCCCACTGGCGTAATCGTAGCTACTCCAGTGCCACCCTCTGTGCCCTTTGCCCCGGTAGCAAGGTTGAAATTGCCAAAAGCCGTTGCTGACGTGCCTAGATTAAATGATAACTGCATCCAGTCAGCGGTGTCGCGCCGTGCGTACACGGAATAGGTATAAGTCGAACCGCTTACTAGCGTAGTCCCCAAGAACAGGCGATGCAGTTCGTTCGTCGTAGTGTTAGTCAAAAGACGAGCGATACTAGCCCCATTTGGCGCTGTCCCAGCGTTGAGTGACGAAGTCAACCCAGTAGTGGGCGTTACAGAAAAACTCGTCAGAGCATCCGAATTTGAAAATAGGTTCTTCCACAGCCGGTAGAACTTGCCGTCAGACGTGAGCTGGAAGTAGTCGTTGCTCGCGGTGGTGAGCGCGGTGACTTCGCGGACTGAGATGTTGTCGTAGAGGTTATAGCCGTTGTTTATGTTTGTGTTCAGTACGTGAACGTATGTCGTGACACTTGTTGCAACGAACAATCCAGACAGCTTGCCGCTCGTCGACCTAGACGTGTCCAAAAGCTGTAGTCCGGCCTGGGTAAGGCCCGCTCTGAGATATGCAGGTCCGGCAGTGCCAATTATTACATCGGCTTCGACGCGATACGTCTTGCCCACAACAGTAGTAAAACTTTGCCAAGCAACACCGAATTGCGCGCCAGAGTTTGTTACCTTTAGCCGTTGATCTTCAGCACTCAGGACAGACTGAATTGCACCCCACCCAGTTGTATTAGAAATGAACGTGCCATTCGTGACAAGTTCGACGCCAAGAGTAGCGCCCTCATTTCGGGCGTTAAACTCACTCGCCTGCGGCCCGAGCCACTTCCCTGCAAGTGCTTCGTTGTACCAGCTCGTCTGCTGGCACTTCTTGGTCCACGCGCCGCCGTCGCTGTCCTTGGACGTGTCGTACACGAACATCGCCGTGATGGCGTTGGGGCTGCGGTGGAGCGCCTGGGCGGTTACGCCAGACAGATCCTGCTGCACGACGCTCGATGCGCTGGCAGCGTAGCCCTGGGCCAGGGAGGCAGCCGCCTGCGCGTTCTGGGCCTGGAGCGCTACCGAGGCCGCGTTGCCGAAGGTTGCGTTGATGGCTGCGGCAGAGCCAGCGGCTTCGGATGCCTTGGCGGTCGAGGTGGCGGCACCAGCAGCAGAGGCGGAGGCACTGTTTACTGCGTTGGCGTAGGCGGTGTTGGCTCCCTGCTCAGAGGCCAGGGCGGCGGCGGCACTGGCGGCTGAGGCGTTCGCGGCGGTCTCTGCGCCGACCATGCGGGTCAGGGCGGTGGCGGCGTCAGCAGATGCGTTTGAGGCGGCATTGATGGCGTCGGCTGCCTTGGACGTGGCCAGGGTGGCCTGGGTGGTGGCCGTGGCTGCGGAGTTGGATGCGCTGGATGCGGAGTTGCTGGCCTCGGCTGCCTTGGTGGAGGCAGTTGTGGCGGACGAGCTGGCGGCGGTCGCGGAGGCCGTTGCGTTGGAGGAACTGGTGGCTGCGCCGGAGGCGCTGGCGTTTGCTTCGGTGGCCTTGGTGGTCGCGGTGGTGGCGTGGGTCGACGCGGTTGTGGCGCTTGATGCGGCTGCGGTTGCGCTGGTGACGGCTTCGGCGGCCTTGGTCGTGGCGGTGGTCGCGCTGGTGGCAGCTGCGGTGGCGCTGTTTGCGGCGGCGGTCGCGGAGGTCTGGGCCGTGGTCGTCGCGGCGTTGAGGGCCGAGGCGTCGGTCATGACCGCCCAGTTGGCGGCGTTGAAGGTGCTGGTCGAGGTGTGAGGGACCAGGCAGTAGTAGGTGGAGTTGTTGTAGGTTACGAGGTCTGTCTGGACATAGGCGGTCGTGGCCGCCCAGGCACCCTTGGCTGCGAAGAGGGACGGGTTCGAGGCGACGTCCGTCCAGCCAGTGGAGGTGTCTGGGAAGTCACCGACGCGCACCTGGAACTGGCGGGCGGACGTGATGCGGAACTCGAAGTAGTCCGAGCGAAAGAGGCCAGTGGAGGGGTCGTAGATGTCCGCCAGCATGTCGGCAAGCGTGCGCCCGCCCTTCTCGGCAGCTTCGAGATAGGTGTCGAGGATGTGCTCGCCAGTGTTGGCTGAGACAAAGCGGAGCTGTTCGCCTGTTGGACGGGTCTCAGACATTCAGTTCCCTCATGATCCTGGTGACTTGGGCGCGGGTGAGTTGGTAGCGGTCGCGGTCAGTCCAATCGCGCAGCTGGTTTTCGAGGTCTGCTGCGGCCTGGAGGGCTGACATTGAGAGTGACTGGACCTTGTCGGCATCTTCCTTGAATAGTTCGAGAGATGCCGCGAGTTCGTCCTTGAAGGACTTGATCGACTGGTCGATGACGGACTTGAGGCTGTACGAGAGCTGAGCCTCGATCGTGCGCGAGACTTCAGCCGCGATGGCCTGCGTGTCTGGGGACTTTGGCAGGGCCTCTGCGATGGCCTGCTGCACGTAGTCGCGAATGGCTGGCGGGATCACCATGACTATCTCCTCTGACCCTGGCGCATTGGCACGAGGTTGCCCTTCTCGACCTGGCGCTGGACCTGCTCGTTTGGCTGGACGGATGCGCCGCGCATCTTCTCCATCATCATGATCTGCTGGGAGGGGGACGGGCCTTGGGCCTGGCGCTCCTGGTCAGTGATGCGGAAGCGTTCGAGGTCGGTGATGCCCATCGCGCGGATGGCTTCCTCGGCGATGGCACCGGCCTTGTACTCCATGTTGAGGCCAGTCTGGTTCATGACCTGGAGCATGTTGATCCAGGTCTCGGCGTTGCGCGTCGGTTCGACGGGGAGCGTGCCGTCGATGACCAGGTAGTCGATGTCGCCCTGGAGGTCCTTGGCCACGTCGAAGTCGATGTAGCCGTCCTGGACGAGCGGGGCGATGCTGGAGGGCATGTTCTGCTCGTCGATGCGGATGGAGCCCTCGTAGGCCAGGCTGTCCTGGATGTTCTGGACCATCATGCGGGCCATGGGGCGGACGGTGGTCGCGGACATGATGCGGGACAGGACGCCGAGACGCTGGGAGCCAAGCTGGGTGAGGCGCTGGATCTCGGTGGCGGTGCGGACGCCGTCGGCGGTCGGCATGCCTTGTTGGGCGTCGGATGCGGCGGAGACGCGCTGCTTGAGGTCCGACATGGCGGCGATGTCGTTGATGTGGCCGCGCGTGACGTCCGGGATCTGGGCGATGAAGACGCCGTCGCCGGGCTTGGTGCCAGGGAGGGTGCGGACCACGCCCCACGGGTTGCGGTCGATGAGGTCGGGGACGGAGACCTGGGTGGGGTCTACGAAGATCAGGTTGTTGAGTGCGGCACTGATGTTGTCCACGCGCGAGCGGAGCAGGTAGGTGGCGATGTCGTGCATCGGCATCAGGATGTCATAGAGGGACTGGCCGTAGGTCTTGTGGCTGTCGTGGTACAGGCCACCGATCACGACCGGGAACTGCTGGCCGTAGGGGTTCATCTGGAAGCGGATGACCTGGCCCTCGTCCATGATGGTGATGATCATGTGGATGCTGTCGATCTGGGGGACGTTGATCTCCCAGCCAGACATCTTGACCCAGCACTCGTCGACGACGCGGGCGTCGCCGAGGGTGAAGTAGGCGTGCTCGGAGCGCTCGCGCATCAGAGGCTTGGCCGGGTCGATCGAGAGGCCCTTGCCTTCCTCGCGGTGGTACTGGTGGGCGTTCCAGCCATTGCGGGGCGGGCTGATCTTGTGGCGCAGTTTGGGGTCGAGCTTCAGGCGGGGGTATAGCCCTGTTCCGAGGAGGGTGCTGAACGACAGGTAGTCGGAGAACACGATGAACTGCATGTTGTCCCAGTCGCCCCAGTTCACGCGGGGGTCCGGGTAGCAGCGGCGCGGGTCGAAGTTGATGATGTTGTTCTGGTTGGTCTTGTGGTTCCAGACAACCTTGGTGGGCGCGAAGCCATAGCGGACGCTGTCCAGGAGCATCTGGGCAATGCGGGCCTCGCCAGCGGTGCGGCGCATGTGCTGGTGGAGCAGGCGTTCGAGGATCAGGCTGGAGCGTCTGGATTGTCTGTTCAAGCCTTCGAGCTGGAACATCGGGTTGCGGCCCGCGAGGGCGGCCATCAGGTAGGTGAGGACGGTGTCGGCGATCGCGCGCGTGTCTGCGATGACGGCCTTCTCACGGAAGTCGGTGGTGTCTGGCGGCACGTAGACGTCGTGCGCGCGGTCGGCTTCTTTCCAGTAGTCGTAGCGCTTGCGGATGCGCGAGTAGGACATGTCGACCATGGACTTCACGTAGTCCGAGATGCGGCGCTCCTGCTCGTCGGTCAGGAGGTGCGAAATGTCGTCGTAGTTGACGAGCTTGTCGATGTGCTCGGACAAGTCGACGACAATGCCCTCGCGGGGCGGGATCACATATTCGGCGGAGGACTGGGCCATGGCCCAGTGTTCTATCGTTTGTGATGGATGTCGGTCGTCCCAATGCCCCAGCCAGGGAAGCGGGTGTGATTGGGCTGGAGCTGCTGGCGGAGGGACTTGCCGTAGCTGTCGAGGGACTGGGGCTGGGAAACTTCGCCGGTCCACATCTCGGGGGTGATGTGCATCTTGGACAGGACGTCGACCAGGATGGAGAGGGCGTCGACCTGGTCGTCGTGCTTGGAGGAGGGGAACTCGGAGCACTCGCGCCGGAACTCGTGAAGCCAGGGGGCGTAGCCAGGGAGGTAGACGCGGCCAGCTTCGAGGATGGGGAGGATGGCGGAGACGCGCGCGACTTTGTCGAAGGTGACCTTGTAGGGGATGACCTGGATGCCGCTCTCGCGCCGGAGTTCCTGGATGATGCTGTGGCCAGAGGCGCGGTCCTCGATATAGAAGCCACGAAGGGCGCGGTTGCGGTGCTGGCTGTTGAGCTGGATGAGGCGGCGCTTCAGGTCGGGAAATTCGAGGCGCTCGCGCATCAGGTCGTAGATGTAGATGTCGCCGTCGCGGGTCAGGCCGCCGACGAGGGCGACGGACGGGTCGTGGTGGGTCTTGGTCTTGGAGGCGGTGTCGACGGCCACGATAGAGGTGACGAACTGGGGGAGTTCGCTGCGGTCGTGGTAGCGCCACCAGTCGTCATGGATGAGGTTGCCGCCCTCGATGTAGGGGGTTTGCTGGTAGAGAGAAGCGAACTCGCGCGGGTTGAGGGCCTCTCTTCGGGCGAGCCAGTCGAGGTTGAAGCGTTCGGGCCAGAGGGCCTGGGGCGGGTCGCCTTGGCGGGCCTCGAAGTTGATGTGGGTCCACAGGCCGTTCTTCCAGTCCTCCGTTTGCATAATTCTTCCCGCGAGGTCGTCAGGGTGCCAGCGGGTGAGGATGACGATCTGGATGGGGGCCTTGCCGTCGATGGTGGGCTGGAGGCGGGTGGTGAGGGCCGAGGTGTAGAAGTTCCAGACCTTGTTGCGCATGGTTGCGCTGTCTGCGTCTTCGCGGGACTTGAAGGGGTCGTCGACGATCAGGCAGTTGGCGGGGCGGCCCGAGGTCGTGCCGTCGAGGCCGACGCCGAAGTATGCGCCGTTGGACGTGGTGCGCCAGACATCGGAGGCCCGGCTGTCTGAGGCCACGCGCATCTTGGGGAAGATCTGGGCGGTGAGCTTCTCTTCGGAGATGTTGCGGGCCTGCTTGCCGAAGTCGGAGGCCAGGATGGCGTTGTAGCTGGAGGACATGACGAAGCGGGTGGGGTCACGGCCAATGTAGTAGGTGGGGAAATTGACGGTGCCGTACTCGGACTTGCCGTGGCGGGGCGGCATGGTGATGAGGACGTTCTGCGTGCCGAGCGTTCCCTTTTCCAGTTTGTCGAGGGTGTCGATCAGGTCGAGCTGGAACTTGGGGAATTGGCGGTCGGGGTAGCGGAGCTGGAGATAGCCAAGGTAGCTGTCTTCGGCCTGGCGCAGGCGCAGGAGGTACTCGGTGGGGTTCATCGGTCAAATTCAGCCAGGTCGTCGGCCATGTCCTTCAGGAGCTGCCGGGTGGCCGAAATGCCAGCGGTACGGACCATTTCACGGATGAGAACCTCGAATGTGAGGCTGTGGAGTTCGGCGTGCTGGCGAGCGGCGTGTTGTGCGCCGCAGGCTGCGATGTTGTCGTGGTACTCAGACATTGCGCTTCCTCATCAGGTAGGCGGCGCTGAGGTCAGCGGCCATGGGGCGGTCATGGATCTTCTGGATCATGATCTTCGCCAGGTGGTCGAGGACGGCTTGCTTCCTTCCATGGGGAGGTATGGATGACAGGTCCAAGGCGGACATGGCTTGGCCGAACTCCTGAAGGGTCATCGAGGACGGGAGGGCGTCCTTCTGGGTGTTCTTGATGATCAATGGTGGCTCCTATGGCTTGGGAGGCGGCGAGGGCTTCGAGTTCTTCGCGGGACATTTCGGTTGTGGTGCGCGAATTGAGTTCGTGCTGGTGGTACGTGGCGCTGACGTCGGGCACGACCTTGGCCAGGAGGGCCTTGAAGAGGGAAACTTGGCCGGTGGACCAGGTTACTTCGCCCGTGAGGACCTTTTCGGCCACGAGAAGGTGGTCGTGGACCACTGAAGCGATCTTTCCCCGGATCATGGAGCTGAATTGGGGGGTCAGGACGCTGTATTCGCGGGTTGGGACGCGGTTTTCGAGGATGAGCGTGCCCAGTTCCTTGGCTTCTTCGGACAGTTTCACGATTTCGGCGGCCTTTACGTAGGCTTTCTTCTGCGCGCGGGACCGTTTTCCGCACTGGCGGGAGCAGAAGATGTGCCTGCCAGCGGCGGATTTGGTGATCCAGTAGCTCGTTTTGCAATACGGGCACTGCTTCTCGATCTGGGCCGGGCTGATCTGCATGCGGGTGGGCCGCATGTGGGCTGGGGTGCCGACCATGTTTTCAAATTGCTCGCGTTGGTCGGGGTGGGGGGGAGGTCGCGATCGCG